CCCGCGCCTGTTCTCCCTTTCGCGCCCCGCGCGCACAGATTGTGACGGATAGTGACGGTTCTCGACCAGGCGCCGCCGCTTCTCGGTAAGACTGAGCCGCGGCTCTGGACTCCGCCCCTGCGGGACCTTAATCCGGACACTTCGTACGGGTTTGAGGTGATCGACTACGCCCGCGAAATCCTTCACCGTCCGTTACTGCCGTGGCAAGAGTTCGCTGTGGTCCACGGCGGCGAGATGCTCGACGGCGCCGACTGCTCCCCGGCGCTCGGCGCGCACAGCGACGCGTGCGCGGCCAGAGATCCCCGCGACTTGACGCGGCTGTGCCGCCCGCGGTTCCGCATCGTGCTGCTGCTGGTGGCTCGGCAGAACGGCAAGACCGAACTACCGGTGATCCTGTCGATCTTCTGGCAGTTCAAGCAGCGGCTCCCCTTGATCGTCGGCACGTCCACGCAGCTGTCGTACGCGAAAGAGTCGTGGAAGAAAGCGGTCAACCTGGTCGGGCGGACACCGGCGCTGGCTGACCAGCACGCGCCTGCCCGACAGTGGTATCGGCTCCAGAACAACGAGACGGAGTCGTTCACGTACGACGGGTCCCGGTACAAGATCGCCGCGGCCAACGAGGAAGGCGGCCGGTCGCTGAGCGTGGACCGGGCGATCATGGACGAGATCCGACAGCACAAGACGTACGCGGCGTGGGACGCGCTGGAGCCGGCATGCTCGCCGCCGGACGCCCAAATCTGGTGCCTGTCCAACGCTGGCGACTCACGGTCAATCGTGCTGAACGATCACCAGGACGACGCACAGGTGTTCATCGAGACCGGCGTAGGCGACGACCGGATGTGCCTGCTCGAATGGTCGGCGCCGGAAGACGCTGAGCCCGACGACGTGGAAGCGCTGCTCCAGGCCAACCCGCGGGTCGGGTACGGCGCTGATCTGGAGGTGCTGGTCAAGGCGGGCCGGAAGGCAAAGCGGCTCGGCGGGCAGGCGCTCGCTGGCTTCAAAACCGAGCGCATGTGCATCCGGGTGAAGCTGCTCTCCGCAGCGATCGACCCCCGGCGGTGGGCAGAGGCGCTGGCGCCGGGTGAGCTTGCCGAGCACCGCGACCGCCTGGCCGCGGTCATCGAGCTGAGCCCGAACGGCGACCATGCCACGCTCGGCGTGGCCGCGGTGGTCGACGGTGAGGACGTGCGGGTCGAGACCGTGGCCGAATGGTCCGGCGCCACCGCGGCGTCGCAAGCCGAACGTGCGCTACCTGGTCTGATCGGCATGATCCGGCCGCGGGTGCTGGGCTGGTTCCCGACCGGCCCGGGGGCGGCGATCGGCGCCAAGCTCGGCGCGGCCGGCCAGCCGGCGTGGCTGCCGCGGGGCACCGGGCTGGCCGAGATCCGGGCCGAGACGCCGGCCGTGTGCATGGGGTTCGCTAAGGAGATTGCCGGCGGCACGCTGTTGCACTCCGGTCAGCCGATGCTCGATGCGCAGCTGGCCGAGACCGAATGGCAGTCACTCGGGCAGGCGCGGGTGTTCGCCCGGAAGAACGGCAACACGGACGCCGTGTACGCGGTGGCCGGCGCGGTCCACCTCGCGCGGACGCTGCCGGTGCGGCTCAAGGTGGCGCGCCGGTTCCAGGCGGCGCCGGGCTGATGATGGTCAACGGCGTGTCCACCTGTCACAATGCCGGTCATGGGGTGGATTGCCGCGGGTCTGCAAGTCGCGCGTGACGTGCTGGGCCTGCCGCGCCCGTTCCATCTCGACCTGGAGCCGCTCCAGACTTTCGACCTTGCCCCGCAGCCGGTGGATCGTCTGCTGGCCGCGATGCGGTCCGGCGCCGGCCCGGCGTCGCGCACTGACGCGCTGTCCATCGCCGCGGTGCAGCGCGGCCGAAACGAGCTGTGCGCGCTGGCCACGCTGCCGCTGCGCCTGTTCCAGGGGCTGACGCCGGTCGACTCGCCGCTGTTCCGCCAGTTCGATCTTGACGTGCCGAACGTCGTGCACATGTCGATGACGATCGAGGATCTCGCCTTCGAGGCGATCGCGTGGTGGCAGGTCGTCGGGCAGGACTTCGACCGCTACCCGATGGCAGTTCGGCGCATCGAGCCCTGCCGTGTGCAGTTGACCCGGCCGGACGGCCCGCCGCGGCCGGATGACCGGCGCTACGTGTGGATCCGCCGGGAGACACCCGCAGTCGGATGGGACATGGTGCCCGCGTCGGAGATGATCCGGTTCGACTCGCCGAACCCCGGCCTGCTCAAGTCGTGCGGCCGGATGATCCGGATCGCGCTGGCGTTGGACCGGCTGATCGAGATGTACGGAAACAACCCGGCGCTGCGTGATCTGTTCACCGCGAACACGGACGCCCCGGTTGACATGCCGGAAGACTCCGAGGTGGCCGCGTTCCTGGCCGAATGGGCTGCGCTGCGGTCGGTGACGCCGGCCGGCTACCTGCCCCCGCAGTTCAAAAAGGCGGACGTGTCCGTGCCGTCGCCGCGGGATCTCACCCTGGTGGAGTTGCGCTCTGAGGTCAACCTCGCGCTGGCCAATCACCTCGGGGTGGACCCGGAAGACCTGGGCGTGAACACGACGTCGCGGACGTACTTCAACGGCGTGGACCGTCGGCAGGAAAAGATCAACCGGACGTACGCGCCGTACATGAAAGCGATCACGGACCGGCTGATGATGGGCGACGTGACCCGCCGCGGGTATCAGCCGCAGTTCGATCTGACCGGCTACCTCAAGTCGGACCCGAACACGCAGGCAAGCTACTGGGCTGCCCTGAAGGGACTCAACGTGGTCGATGAGCTGTGGATCGGCGAGCAGGCCGGCATCGATCCGGCGGTGACCCGGCGGGCGATGCGTGCCGCCCCGGCACCGGCGCCGGCCGCGGACGCCGCGGTGAACGGGCGCCGGCCGGCAATCCAGCTCGGCGACATCACGCCGGCCCGTACCTTCGCCGACTGCCGGCCGGCGTACACGTTCCAGGCGTCTGAGTTCGCCGGGTCAACACCGGCGCCGACCGTGGACCGCGCGGCCCGAACCATCACCGGCTTGGCCGTCCCGTACGGCGCGGTGGCCAACAAGTACGGCCTGAAGATCACGTTCGAGCCCGGGTCCCTGGAGTACGGCGACGCCGCGCGCATGCCGCACCTGAAGGACCACATGACGCCGGTCGGTTTCCACCGTTCCGTGAAGGACTCGGCCAACGGCCCGATCGTCGAGCTCGCCGTGTTGGACGCGCCGGACGGAAGCCCTGCCAAGACCGAGCGTGACCAGCTGCTCTACGACGCTGAGCACGGCCTGTACTCAGGCCTGTCGATCGGCGTGGACTACTCGCTCGACCCTGCCGACGGTGACGTCGAGATCGACGACGACGGGGTCTATCACGTCCGGCGTGCCACGTGGCGCGAGACCAGCACGACGTACATGCCCGCATTCGATGACGCACGCGTGACCAGAGTGGCCGCGAGCCTGACAGGAGGAACCACTGTGGAACGCTGCCAGCACTGCGGGCACCCGCACATGCCGGGGATCGCGTGCCAGACCTTCATCGCGCAGCTGCGCACGCAGCCCGACCCGGCGCCGCAGCCCGACCCGGTACCGGCGCCGCAACCTGCCCCGGTGCCCGCCCCCGCACCGGGGCAGCCCGACGCCGCTCAGTTCGCCGCGTTCGCTCAGGCAATGGGCATGCAGGTGTCGCCGCTCGGCCTGATGGCGCCGGGCCCGGTGCCGGTCAGCCCGCACACCGGTGTCGCCGTCGTCAGCGAGCCGGTCCCGTACCGGTACGACCGGCACGGCAACCTGCGAGCCGGCGCGCATGATTTCTCGACGGACATCTTCATCGCGCACAACCCCAAGTACGACGGCCCGGAAGACCGGACCGCGGCGGCCAAGCGCATCGAGCACTGGCTGTCGTACGCGTTCGGCGGGGAGGATGGGCAGCAGCACCTCGGCAAGCTGGCCGTGCCGGGGTCGGCCGCTCAGCAGCAGTACGCCATCACGCCGGCCAACGTCGTCAACCTGAACTACCCGCAGAACCATCCGGAGATGTACGTCGACCAGCTCGACTACCTCTATCCGATGTACCAGGAATTCAACAAGGGCACGCTGGACGTGCTGACCCCGTTCGTGCTACCGAAGTTCTCGGCGTCGTCGGGCCTGGTCGCGGATCACGTGTCCGGCGTGGAGCCGACCCCGGGCGCGTTCTCGGCGACCGCGCAGACGATCACACCGTCAGCGCTGTCCGGCAAGGTGGAGATGCTGCGTGAGGTCTTCGATCAGGTCGGTTCCCCGCAGGCGTCGGGACTGATCTGGCGGCAGATGGTCCGCGGCTGGTACGAGGGCATCGAGGCCGCGATTCAAGCGTTCTTCGTCGCGAACGCGGCCAGCATCCCGGACATCGCGCTGGGCACGGCGGTCACGGACGCCGCGATGGACACGTCCCTGGCGACGTTCATCGCCGCTCTCCAGTACATCCGCGGCGGCGACCGCTACCGCAAGATCTTCACCCAGGTTGATCTGTACAACAAGCTGATCAACGCGAAGGACACCACGAACCGGCCGCTGTACCCGCCGCTCGGCGCGATGAACGCAGCCGGCGTGGCGGGCCCGGAGGCGAACTACATCAACGTCCGCGGGAAGCTGTTCGTCCCTGAGTGGGCGACCGCGGCGTCGGGCTCGGTGGCCGCGTCGTCCTGGATGATGGACCCGGACGTCGTCGGCGTGTGGCTGTCGGTCCCCAAGCGGATCGATCTGGAGTGGCGCGTGGCGTGGGTGGACATCGGAATCTGGGGTTACAAGGCCCTGGCCATCACGGACTTCACGCGTACCCGTGAGCTGATCTACGACCCGGTCTAAGTCGTACCCGGCGGTGGGGTGGTAAGTGCTCACGCGCTTGCCGCCCCCCAATGTTTCACGTGAAACATCCAAGATCGAGGGAAGGGGCCCGGGATGGGCGACCAGACGAACGAAGAGATCGCCGCGGAGCGTGACCGGCTCCAGGCCGAGAATGAGCAGCTCAAGGCGCAGCTGTCCGCAGTCGGCGCGGGCACGACCCAGGCCGCGGCGCCCGCGCACACGTTCCAGCTGTCGGAGGCCGACCGGCAGGAATTGGAGCAGCGCGGTTGGATCAACTACCGCGGCACGGTCATGACGACCGACGACGTCCGCCGCGCGCTCGGCAAGGATCAGGGGAAGGTGAAGATCAAGGACGCTCCGAAGGACGCGCCCAAGCCTCCGACGCTGCCGACCCGCAACCCGGTGGCCGGCGTCGACTACGTGCCCCCGGCGACCGCGTCCGACGTCCCGAACACGGAGGCCCCCTCGGACCGGCCTCGCTCCCGGCGCGGCGGGAACTGACCTGCCATGGCCTGGGCTCCCGACTACGTGACAGCGGCGAACCTCGATTCCTACCTGGAGATCGCGGACTCCGTCGATGACACGTTGCTGGCAGGCTGGGCCACCGCGGCGTCCCGCGCGGTCGACAACTGGGCGAACCGGCAGTTCGGGCAGCTCGCCGCGGCGGCGGCCCGGACCTACCGGGAGGTGCCGTTCTACAACTGGCGGACCGGCCTGTGGGAATTGCAGATCGACGACGTCCAGGACTTGACCGGGATGACGGTCAACGGGGTCGCGTTCGCGAGCTCAGGCGCGGTGCTGCTGCCGGACAACGCGCCGTCCGATGGCGTCCCGTACACCCGGATCGGGTTCGCGGTCGTGCCTGTGCAGGCGAGCCCTGGCGTGTCCGTGACGAACGTGATCGTCGCGAAGTGGGGCTGGACTGCCGTGCCCGCGGCGGTACCGATGGCCTGCCGCTTGCAGGCGGCCCGCTGGAACTTCCGGCGTAACTCGCCGCACGGTGTGGCCGGCTCGCCCGATCAGGGGTCCGAGGTGCGGCTGTTGGCCAAGCTGGACCCGGACGTGGCCGTGACCCTGGCCGGTCTCGGTCGACCGCGGCGGCCCGGCTGATGGATCTCTACGCGCTGGCCACCCAGATCGGCATGGCCCTCAACGCGGTCACGCCGGCCCTGCGGGTCTACCCGTACGGTGCCGACAAGATTGAGGCGCCGGGCGTGGTCGTCACCATGCCGGACGAGTACGGGCCGTCCTCGTACGGCCGGGGCGCCCGGCACCTGACCTCGATCGGCGTGCTGCTGTGTGTCCGCGGCGCCGCGGGGGTCCGGCCGCGCCGGGCGTCGCTGAAACAGCTGTACGCCTACTTGCAGGAGACCGGCACCGGGTCGATCCTCAAGGCCGTGGAGGAATACGCGTACACGGCCTGCATCCCTGGCACGATGGCCTGGAAACGAACCACGTTCGACGTCCTGTCAATCGCGGGCGTCGAATACCTCACTGCTCTACTCGAATTCGACGCCGATGGCGTAGCGACCTAGGAGACCGGCCATGCCTTACACCCCCGTGCACGGCAAGGGGACCGTGCTCAAGCTCGGCGCCAACGACATCAGCCTGTCCACCCAGAATTCGGCGTTCTCCGGGTCGGCCGAGATCGCGAAGTCGTCCGGCTACACCGTCACGAACCACACCAAGGTCGCCGGGATCGTCGACGGACAGTTCACGGCGAACGGCTGCTACGACATCGGCGCGACGACCGGCACGAACACGCTGCTGGAGGGCAAGGAAGGCACGTCGTTCTCGATCACGCGGCAGGTGGCGGGCACCGGCTCGGGTAAGCCGCAAGAGGTCTTCACCGGCCTGCTCTCCAAGTTCGACGTGTCCGACCCGTACGACGGCCTGGTCCAGTGGTCGGCGACGTGGGAAGTCAGCGGTACGGTGAACCGGACCGCTCAGCCCTGATCGAGGAGAACCCCAACATGCTCAGCAGAGACGAGATCCTCGCGCGGAAGACGAACGCGCCGGGCCCGCAGCCATACCAGCTGTCGGACGGGTCGGGTGAGGTGATGATCCGTGGCCTGTCGGTCCGTGAGCGGCAGGCGGCCGGCGTGGCGGGTCAGGACCGTGACGCTGACGGGGTGACCCGCTCGACCGCGCTGATCATCGCCGCGGGGCTGGTCGAGCCGGCGCTGTCTCTTGAGGACGTGGAGGCGTGGTGTGACACGCCAGGGCAGGCCGAGGTGGTGGAGCGGTTGGCCAACAAGATCGCGGACCTTTCCGGCCTTGGTGAGGGTGCCGGGAAAAGCGGCGTACCGGCAGTTCGACGCAAATCCCGATCTTGAGTTTGAGCACTTGCTGTGCGCTGAGTTGGGCGGGATGACCGTTGAGGAGATGAGGGATCGCATGACCAACGCCGAGTATGTGCGGTGGTCGGCGTTCTTCGCCCGGAAGGCGCAGCGTCAGCAAATCGCGGGCGGCAAGTGATGGCCACGATCAACATTGCGGGGCTCAAGGAATTCCAGCAATCGCTGAGGCAGATGGATGCCCAACTGCCGCGGCTGCTGCGGCTGGTGTTCAACGAGTCGATGGGGGTCGTGATCGGCTATGCCCGGGATCACATGCCGTCCCGGACGGGCCGGGCGGTGAATTCGCTCAAGCCAAAGTCGCAGCAGCGCACGGCCCGGATATCGATGGGCGGGAAAGCGTCGCCGTACGCGCCGTGGCTGGACTTCGGTGGTGAGGGCCGGATCAAGGGCCGGCCTCCGGCGCGGTCGTTCATGAAGGGCGGCCGGTACGTGTACAAAGGGCTGGCCGTCAAGAGCACGGAGATCACTGAGATCATGGCCCGCGGGATGACGGACATTGCCCGTCAGGCCGGATTGGACGTGAGGTAGAGATGCCGAATCAGGTCACGCTCACGTTCGCCGGTGAGGAAAAGCCGCTCGTCTCGTCGATGGACAACGTCGGATCCGCGGCTGACCGTATGGGTGATCAGGTGGGGTCAGCGGCGCGGCGGGTGTCGGATAGCTCGGGGGAGGCGGCCGGCGGACTGCATCGTACGGGTGAGGCGGCAGATAAGGCCGAGACGTCCCTGATCGGTGTCCACGACGTCATCGACGGCACGGCGACGATCATGCAGGGGCCCGGTAAGGCCGGCGTGGTCGCCTACATTCAAGGCTGGGCTGATCTCGCTGGTGGTCTGGCCCCGCTGATTTTGCAGCTGGCAGAGACGAAGGTGGGCATCCTCGCTCAGGCCGCGGCGTCGCATGTCGCCGCCGCGGCGTCGAAGGTGTGGGCCGGTGCCCAGTGGCTGATGAACACGGCGCTGCTGGCCAACCCGATCACGTGGATCATCGTCGGAATCGTGGCGCTGATCGCGGTCATCGTGCTGATCGCGACCAAAACGGACTGGTTCCAGAGGGCGTGGCGTGCGTCGTGGAACTGGATCAAGACCGCGGCCGAGAACACGTGGGAGTTCATCAAGAAGATCCCGGGTTGGCTGGAGTCGGCGTTCAAGAACGTGGCCCGGTTCATCTCGGCGCCGTACCGGGCCGCGTTCAACCTGATCGCGGACGCCTGGAACTCGACGATCGGCCGGCTGTCCTGGACGGTGCCGGGTTGGATTCCGGTGATCGGCGGGAATACGATCAGCGTGCCGAACCTGCCGCACTTCCATGCCGGCGGCCGGGTGCCGGGCGGTCCGGGCCAAGAAGTGATGGCGGTGCTCCAGGGCGGCGAGACCGTGTCGACGGAGGCCGGTTCGAGCGGGGACCGCACGGTGGTGATGGGCGACGGCCCGCTGATCCGGTACGTGCTCGACGCCCTCGCGACCGAGGTGTCTCGCCGCGGCGGCAGACCTGAGCACCTCGGCTTGAAGGCGGTCTGACGTGGGTACCCCGCTGAGCCCGGTCACGCCGCAGCTGCGCTACAACTCGGCCTGGAACCCGGTGCCCTGCTACGCCGACGACATGCCCACGGTGATCGAGCGCGGCTACACCGACGAGGGCACTATCAAGCCGTCGCGGATGTCGATGCGGATCAATGACTCTGCGGCGCCGACGCTGAACCCGTCGCGGCCGAACTCGCCGCTGTATGGGGTGACGGGCCGGTCGATGCCGGCGGCGATCACGTGTGGCGGGACGACCCGGGCGTGGCTGGAAACCGCGGTGCTCGACCCGGATCAGGATCAGGCGTACAGCGAGGCCTCATACTCGACGGCGTCGCCGCGGGGGAAGCGGTGGATAGATCTGGAGGCGTACGGGCCGCTGTACCGGATAGGCCAGTGGTCTGACTTGGTGCAGGCGCCGATGACCCGCACGTTCCTGTCGTACTCGAATCTGATCGGGTTCTGGCCCGGCGATGACGCGGGCCTGTCGACTCAGGTCGGCAACGGCGGATCGTTCTCGAACGTGACCGCGGGGGATGCGTCGGCGCCGGCCGGGGCGTCCGGGTCGTTCGTGGGGCAGGCCGGCTCGCACATGGTGCTGTCGCCGCTGACGAATTCGGACACGGCCGGGTTTCAGGTCTTCTGGTCGACGGACCTGTCCGCGGTGCCGGTGTCTCCGGCGACCACGCAGTTCTTGTACTTCCGGGCCAACCCGTCGCTCATCTGGTCGGTCGAGCTCGACAACGTCGCGTTCCACCTGAAGCTGTACTCGGCGGGCACGCTGGTCGACGACTCGAACATCTCCCTGGCCGGTGTGACGACCAACTTCACGGACTGGGTGACGTGGCGGGCCAAGTGCTACCAGTCCGGGGCGGATGTGAAGTGTGAGTTCGCGTGGTACTCCAAGTCGGACAACCTGATCTGGGGGTTCACCCGCACCTATGTGGGGTTGACGTTGAACCGGCTGACCTCGATCCGGATGGAAGGCAACACGCTGACCAACGGCACCCGGTACGCCCAGATCGGCGCGTTGACCTCGGTGGCCGATGATCTCCAGTCGTACACGGCGATCGCCTCGTTCAACGGCTATGCCGGCGAGTCGACCACGACGCGGTTCAACCGGCTGATGACGGAGGCCGGGATCTCCCGGGTCGTGATCGGCACCTCGACCACGCTGATGGGTCCGCAGAAAGCGGACACGCTGATGAACCTGCTGAAGGAGATTGCGGCCACCGAGGACGGCCTGTTGTTCGATCAGAAGGACAACCCCCGCACGGTGCTGCGTACCCGCCGCTCCCGGGTGAATCAGGCGGTCGGTCTGACCCTCGATGCGAACGTGGATATCGTCCCGCCGTTCAAGGAGCGCGTGGACAACGTCGGCGTGGCCAACGTCGTGACGATCACGGACCGGTCCGGGTACACGGGCACGGTGACCAAGACGACCGGGTCGATGGCGGCGACCGCGTACCCTGCCGGCATCGGCACCTTCAAGGGCGGCGCCCTGCCGGACGTCAAGGTCAACCTGAACAGCGCGGTCGACGACATGCCGGCGATGCTGGCCTGGTATCTGGCCCGCGGCACGGTGCCGGGCCCGCGCTGGCCCACGGTCACGATTGAGGTGGGGCAGCGGTCGCCGGGCCTGGCCGCGGCGGCGAAAGCGCTCGAAATCGGCGACCGGCTCCAGATCACGAACCGGATGGCCGACCCGATCGACTTGCAGATCATCGGGATCCGGGAGCGGATCGGGATCTTCGCGTGGGAGTTCACCTTCACCTGCATTCCGAACGCCGTGTTCGACGCGGGCGCCGAGGACGACACCACGCACGCGCTAGACACCTACGCGAATACGATCATCACCGCGCCGGCTCCGGCGACCACGGGCACATCCATGGTGGTCGGGTCGGCGGACCCGGACGATGTGTGGTCGGCGACGTCGCTGCCGTACCCGATCATGGTGGCCGGTGAGAAGATGACGGTGACCGCGGCGACCGCGCCGACGCTGGTGTCGGGGACGTGGCGGCAGACGTTGACGGTCACCCGGTCGGTCAACGGCATCGTCAAGGCTCAGGTCGTCGGCACGCCGGTGAACGTGTTCGCCCCGTACAGAGAGGCCTGGTAATGGCGGCTGGTGATCCGATCCTCGCGTCGGACTACGCGGCGATCAAGCGGACGTCGAAGGACACGCCGGTGTGCCGGCTGGTGCAGGCGGCCGCTCAGTCGATGCCGGACAACGTGGCGACCGCGCTGACGTTCGCCGCCGGGTCGGAGGTCACGGACAACGATGGCTTCCATGACACGGTTACGAACAACACGCGGATCACGCCGACGTTCCCCGGCTGGTATCTGTTCACCGGGGCGGTGTATCTGGCTGCGGCCACGACACCGGTCACCCGTGAGGCGTACTTCCGGCAGAACGGTGCGACGTCGATCGCGCCGGGTAGTCGCGACGTGGGTCTGGCTATCACGTCGGCCATCGACGTGGAGCCGGCGTACATCTACTGCAACGGCACGACCGACTACGTGGAGTTGATCTGCCGGCAGGACTCGGCGGCCGCGGTGAACACCAACGTCGCATCGCAGCAAACGTCGGCGTTCGGCTGCACTCTCGTGCGGCAGACTGCGTAGGGTGGCGGACGTGAAGAACAACCTGGGTGTGGTGATCGTCGCCGTGTGCGGCACGCTGGTCGTGCTGGCGTTCATCGCCGGGTACACGGTGCTCGGTGCGACCGGCCGGGACTCCGCTGAGCTGTCGCGGTTCGTGAACACGCTGCTGAACGCGGCCGGTCTGGTGTTCTCCGGGGTCGGCGGTATCGCCGGTATCGCCGGGTTCCTGAAGGCGCGGCAGGCCGCGGAGCAGACCAACGGTGGCCTGGATGAGCGGATCGTTGCCGGCGCCCGGGTGGCGCTGGCGGAGCAGCGGACGGCGGATGTGGCGCCGGGGGGAGAGCTACGTCGTGAGTAGTTGGGTGCTGGTGCCGGCGCTGGTGTCGCTGCGCAATGAGTTCAACGTCCTGGCGCCGGGCCGGGATAGGGCGTCGGACGGCTCGATCGGCGACGCGGCGCATCGGGCTGAGGGCCCGTCCGGGCACAACCCGGACGACACTCCGGGGTCGACGCCGGAGAATTCGGACGCGGACGCGATTCCGGAGGTTCGGGCTATCGACGTCGATGCTGATCTCCGTCAGCCCGGTTGGTCGATGGAGCGGGCCGTGCAGATCATCGTCGACCGGCATCGGTCGGGCGTCGACACCCGTCTGGACTACGTGATCTATAACCGGCGTATCTGGGCCCGCGCGTACGGCTGGGAGGAGCGCGAGTACGTCGGCGTCAACCCGCACGACAAGCACGCGCACTTCTCGTGCCGGGCCGGGTCGGGGACGGCCGGTAACCCGGAGGCGTTCACGGGCCCGTGGGGGCTCCTGGCAGATGAGGATGAGGGCATGGATGCGGCAGAGTTCATGGCGTCGGTGGCGCGCGCCGTCCGTAACAAGGCGGACGACCCGGCGTCGGCGGGTGACCGGGCCAACCGGACCAATTTTGCGGTCGGCGTGCGGTTCGCGCTGGGCTACAACTGGAACGTCCAGGACGGCGACGACACGGTCCCGGATGAGAAGACGGTAATGGGCAAGCTGGACGAGATCCTCTCGCACGTCGAGTAAGCCTGCCCTAAGAAAAACTCGAGGTATGGGGGCCCGGCGCCGGGGAAGTGGCGCCGGGCCCTTTCTGTGTCTCCGAGCGGCGCGGTCACTGCTCTCGTGCCGTCCGGGACCCGTCTAGCCGGCGCTGGTGTTGTGGAAGCCGACCGGGTCGCCGTTCTCGTTGAGGTGCTCGGGGGCGTAGACGTTGGTCTCGGCGACGCCGGTGTCCCGCGGGGGCACGTCGGATCCTGCGATCGCGGCCGGCGGCTGGTGGTTGAGGATGCTGGGCCGGGTCGCGCGGTCGGTGCCGTCGTCCAGGCAGTCGCGGTTATGGGCCTCGTACTGGAGCCGGTCAGCGTCGGTCATGTCCCTGCTGTAGAGCGTGTACAGCACGCGGATGGCGCCGTCGTCCAGGATCGGAATGTCGATGGCGACGAACGCGTGACCGTCGTCGGTGTCGTTGAACAGCCTGATGTGCACGTCGTAGCGGTCGGCGATGTCGAGCATCTGCCGGCGGCTGAGGTTGTGGCGGCGGTAGACGGTCGTGGTGGGGGCGGGGAGCGCGCCGGCCTTGACCGCGTCGTTGAGGGACTGGGCGGCGGCGACGTTCAGGGCGGCTGTGTTGGGGTTCGTCATGCCAACGACGATAGGGCACGACCGTGGCCACGGTCAACGGTTGACCGTTGATCGTTGACGGGGGTATCGTCCCGAGCCATGACGAAAACCAAGATTCGTACGGCCGCGGCGACCGCGGCCCGGCGCCGGCAGGCTCGCCTCCGCCGTATCGCGAATGCGGTGGCCCTGCTGCTGCGGCACGGCTACACGGTGGTCGAGCCGGCGCCTCCGGACCCTTGCGGCGATAACTGCCCGGACCCGTGGGCGCACGCTGAGGGTGGTCACGATGTCTGACCAGCCGCCCCCGTGCGGGGACCACGATGCCAATGAGCTGTCGTGCGCTGCGTGCGGCACGGTGCGCACCGTCTTCTACGCTGGCGTCGCTGTCGGCGTGGACGCGGGGGACCCGGTGCCCGTGGTGGCACCTCAGCTGCATCCGCAGATCTACGACGGGTCGATCGGTGATCTGATCAACCTGCCAACGGCGGCCGAGAAGTTGGCCGCGCGTGTGGCGGTCCTGTTGCAGGGTCACGCGGCCGGCCTGCACGTGCTACCGGCGATGGATTGCCCGTCGTGCTCGCCGGTGGAGACCCCGAACCGTGACCGGCTTCGGCGCCGCGCGGCCCTCGCGCTAGATCGCGTGTTCGAGGTGATGGGTGAGCGACAGGACGACGGCGATGGCGGAGAGCACGCGGTGGGGGTGGCCGAGGAGCGCTTCGTACAGTCAATGGGCGACTACGTTCTGTCGCGATTGCACCATAACAGTCATTATGGTGTAGCGGCCGAGCGCTGTCCTACCTGCGATTCGCCCGCGCCAAACCTCCACCCGGCGATGCAGTCAGAGGGCGAGGTTCAGCCCTGCATCGACCGCTGGCACCTCACGCACAACATGGCCACGCATAAGCGGAATTATGGGGCCGACGATGCGCGCGGTTGAGCTGTTCGGCGGGGAGGGCGCTCCGTGGGCGTCGCCGCGCGGACTGTCGCTGTGCGTGCCGTGGCAGTACACGTACTTCCTTGGCCTGCAAGCGGCAGACCACATTAGACGGTCAATGGCGGAATCCGTTGGCCTGTATACGCCGGCTAAGGAGAATGCATCATGACCGTGTTCATCGGCGTGCTGATCATCGCAGCCGTCATCGCGACGCCGATCGTCGCGGACGCGTGGGCCCGGCAGGCGCGGGCGCGCCGGGTCGTGCCGAACGTCAAGCCTCCGGAGGCGGTGAACGCGTTCATGGGCCGTGAGCCGGACACGTCGATGTGGGGCTACGCCATCTGGGTCAGGGACGGCGAGCTCTATTGGTGCCCGTACGTGCGGCCGGCGGCGCCTGTAGATGGAGATGGTGCGTGATGCCGTGGTGGTTCTGGATGACCATGGGGTTTGCGCTCGGGTCGATCTGGGCCAGCGCGCTCATGTTCTGGCTCGCGGGTAGGCGGTGAGCGGCTGGTCGCCCGGCGCCAAGTTTTTCAGCCCCGACTATGGGCTCATGGCCGGCCGTCTCGCCGACGCGGTTGAGGCGGTCGGCCCGCTCATGGTGGACACGCTTGAGGGCAAGATCTGGCTGTACGCCGATGGTGTGTGGCAGATGGATCGCGAGGGCAAGCGGTCCGAGGTGCGGCGCCGGGTCGTGCGGCTGCTGGGTGAGCGGTACCGGCCGGCGCACGCCCGCACGCTGGCCGAGGTGCTCGGCGCGCACCTGGAGCGATTCACGGTGGGCCCGCGGCCGGGGCTGATCAATCTGGCGGACGGTCTGCTCCGGTGGGGTGCCGACCCGGACCCGGTGCTCATTCCGCACCATCCGGAGGAACCGTCCACGGTGCAGCTGCCGGTGACATGGGACCCGGGCGCGACGTGCCGGGAGTTCGACGCGTTCCTGACGGCGGCGCTACCTGCCGATGACGTGGACCGGGCGTGGGAGGTGCTCGGCTACCTGATGATGTCGGGCAACCCGTTGCAACGCATGTTCCTGTTGTCCGGGTCGGGCGGCAACGGCAAGGGCGTGTTCCTGAACATCGCCCGGTCGCTGGTCGGGGAGGAGAATTTCGCCGCGGTCAATATCCACGAATTGGCAGAGGACCGGTTCGCGTCTGCCGATCTGTACGGGAAATTGGCCAACATCTGCGGTGAGATCGACTCCACGTTCATCGAGAAAACGGCGCGGATCAAGGAGCTGTGCGGTGACGATGTGATGCGCGCTCAGCGCAAGAACGAAGATCCTTTCAGCTTCAAGTTCTGGGGTAAGGCGCTGTTCTCGGCGAACGCCATCCCGGGCACGTCGGACTCGTCGGTCGGCTGGTCCCGTCGGTGGGAGGTCATCCAATTCCCTTACGCACCAACGAAACCAGACCCTAAGCTGTCCGATCGGATCGTCGGGAATGAGCTGCCTGGGATCGCGTACAAGGCGGTGCATGCGCTCCGTCGCCTCATGCAGGCAGGCGCGTTCTCCACGGGAGAATCACGCGAAAAGGCGCACACGGAATTCGCGGATAAGGCCAACAAAGTGCGTCGCTGGCTCGATGACCCTGAGTCGGGGGTGATCCGGTCGGACGTGGAAGAGCGCGTGTTCAACAAGGGCACAACGCTACTCAGGGCATTCCGGGAATGGGAAGAGCACGACTCCGGGAGCCGCACGCATACGGGTGTGCAGCGGTTCAATGAGCTATGCCGGCAGGCCGGTCTAGTGCCGGTCGTGAAGCGGGGCACGCGGGGGTACTACGGCACCCGGGTCATGCGCATGCCCTTCGGTGTCCCCCCGGCCGATCACCCGTGGCTCAACCATGAGGCCGGCGACCCACATGGAGATGTGCACCAAAGTGCACCACCGGGCACCACGCCGGGCCCGTCTCCGCTGTTCTGACCTGGGGAAATAGCACTTCTGCACCACGGAAACGGGCTTTACCCCTCGGACCCCACGCGTAACTACCCCCCATGAGGGCACCATGTCAATACCCCAATCCTGTGGTGCCCTTATGGGGTGCACATGGGCGTCCACCTACGCGGACGCGCGCGCTCTTTACTCACTGTTACTTACTTCCTTACGCTCTGTAAAGTCTGGTGTTGACGAACCCGGCACCAGCGGGGGACGATCGCTGTGCGGGCCCGCTTGTTGGGGGCGGGCCCCACTACCCAACCGAACCCAACTGGAAGGGATCATCCAATGCCTCGCAAGACGAAGGCTCAGATCGCGCTTCTGCTCGGCGACCTGTACGCCGCAAAGAGCGACAAACGCAAGATCGAGACCCGTGTCAAGGATCTTGAGGCCGAGCTCGCCGCCATCCCGGCCCTGAAAGAGGGCGCGTACGGGGAGTGGACGTACACCCTGGGCACGGCCCGGGAGATCCTCGATCAGGCCAAGGCCAAAGAGCTGCTGACCGAGAAAGGCCTCAAGGTGCCGACGGTGATGACCAAGGCGCCGATCGTCGTCAAGCCGGTGGTGAAGTGACCGATGCCGATCTTCGGAATAGGCAAGGGCAAAGGGTCATCTGGGTCGTCGCAAGGGGGCTCGCCCCCTGGCAACTCGAAGGGCTCCAAGCGACCACCGAAGAGCACGGGCAACAGCGGGAAGGGCAAGGGGCTGGGCAAGTCCGGTCGCTGAAGCTCTGGCGCTCGGCCGGCCCGTCCAACCGAGGCCCGCGGCACCGCAGGCCTCGAGGCCGTGGCGATGGGTGACCTAGCCGTCGTGCTGCTGCTCCTGCTCTTGGGTGCGTGGTGTTTCGGCGCCCTCATCGTGGACGAGATCAGAGAGGCGGGTGACCAGCGTGCGCGGCACTGAGTGGGGTTAGCGATGGAATGGGCCGGCGGCAGTACCCGGGCATGGCGCGCAGTCCGCGCGTTCGTGCTCTCACGGGACGGGTACCGCTGCCGGGCCCATGAGGATGGGTGGTGTGCGCGAGCGGGACGGCGCACACCACATCGCTGTCTAGGGGTGGCGCCGCTGGTCGGCGGGCACGCGCATCACACGCTCGGCCGGGCCCGGACCGGTGATGATCCGGCGTACATCGTGGCATCCTGCGAACCGTGCAACCTGCACATCGGCGAGCCCGAGACGCATCATGATCCGAGGAACAGGGCGGTGACCAGGTGGAGAGACTGATCGGTCGCGTGCTGTGCAGGCTAGGCCTGCATGAATGGCTGCCATGCAGCGGATGGTGCGCCCGATGCGGGAGGGATCCGCGGTGAAAGATCTACGGAGAGTGACGGTCGTGTTGTGACCGGCCACAATGGATTGTCGCGGCCCGATTTTTTCCGCGACCACGACCGGGGGACACCCGCGCCTGTTCTCCCTTTCGCGCCCCGCGCGCACAGATTGTGACGGATAGTGACGGTTCTCGACCAGGCGCCGCCGCTTCTCGGTAAGACTGAGCCGCGGCTCTGGACTCCGCCCCTGCGGGACC